TGGTTTTCGGATAAGTTGTCACAAGGTCTTACCGCTATAAAGTCATTTGCAACAACGTGGTATAAAAAAATAGTTGGATTGTTTAATAAAATAAAAGAAATTGGTAAAGCATTAGTCTCTGGATATGATAAGAATTTACCAAGTGGAAGACCAAACAATTTTCAAAAATCTTTGATAACTAGTATCTTTAATGAAAGTAAAAATTTAAGTCACGGAGAGTTTTTAACTGAGGCGAAAGCACAGACTGAAAAGTCAATCAATGAATATTTAAGAAATGCAACTTCTGAAGAAGCAGTGAAACTATTAAATCATGTCAACGGTCAATTAAAAACTATTGAAGATTATTTCAAAGGAAAAAATCATCTCATTAATCTATCAGTAAAAGGCAAAGTTGCGGCAAGTCAATATAACAAAAGTTGGACTGATAATGATATGTATAAATTATATTCCAATGCTTCTTCACTAGAAGCATTCATTGCAATTTATGAATTCAAAAAGGGTGATGTCACATCACTGAAACAACAAATGGTAAATTTGGAAAGAGAAATATATTTCGGAAAAACACAATTGCCAGTATTTAAGGTATACGGAGCTAAGAATGATGGAGATACGGCTACTATAACAAGATTGGGAACATCGAAAGAATTTACAGATACTAAAAATACAAAAATAGAAGGAGCTGGATTTGACTGGCCAGTTATGGGAATTAGATATACAAATCAAGGGAAGTTTTACACATTAGAAGGAACACTTCTTAGTGATGTCGATGATAAAACAAATGAACCAAGTTACACTGCTTGTAGAATGGGAACAAATCAGAGTAAGGCATATTCTTTTATAATTGAGGGTACTGCTGTAAAAACTTGGGCACAATTTAAATCCGTATTTTCTATAAAATAATGCTACGATTCAAACAATATCTCGCTGAGGCGAAAGAGGGAAAGAACCTTCACCTTGAACATCTAGAGGATGAGGTGTTGAACAATGGTGTGGAAGGAACACGAGCAGCAATCAACTTCCTTCAGTCATTGAGAGATATGCTTGCTGGTAACTCAAAGAGTAGTGTCAATGTGACCGTCAAGTGGGATGGTGCTCCTGCTATCTTTGCTGGTATCAATCCAGAAAACGATAAGTTCTTTGTAGGAACTAAAGGCGTGTTCAACGTGACCCCCAAAATCAACTACACGGATGCTGACATTGATGCCAATCACTCTTCATCTGGTCTGAATGCCAAACTCAAAGTCGCTCTCAAGTATCTTCCAAAGTTAGGTATCACCGATGTTCTACAAGGTGATATGTTATTCACAAAAGAAGATTTGAAGACAGAGAAAATAGACGGAAAATCTTACACAACATTCCAACCCAATACTATTCTCTACGCAGTACCAACCGATAGTTCCTCCAAGATCATCAACGCAAAAATGGGAATCGTCTGGCACACCACCTACACAGGAAAAAAACTTGAAGACATGAAAGCATCTTTCGGTGCTAGTGTGAGTTCGTTGAAAAAGACAAGTGATGTTTGGTTTTCCGATGCAAACTACGAAGACAAATCTGGAACAGTAAATTTCAATAAATCAGAAACAGACCAAATCACAAGTGTATTGTCTTTAGCTGGTAGGAAATTCCAAACTCTCAATTCTGGTTTTATGAAAAATTTACTTTCTAAAAAGGATATCCTACTTCTCATCAAGACGTACAGTAACGTGAAAGTAAGAGCCGGAGAAAAAATCACTAATACTTCAAAACACGTTGATGATATTATTGATTACGTCAATACCAAAATACAAAAAGATATTGACAAAGTAAAGACCCAATCCTCAAAAGATAAGAAAACTAAATATAAAGAAGAGATAGTGAAATATCTTCTGATGAGTAAAACTCATCTCAAAAATATGTTTGATATGCAAAATTTATTGATACAATCCAAGACTCTCGTAATCCGAAAATTAGAAAAAGCTAAAGGTGCGATGGGTACGTTCATTCGTACCGATAATGGGTTTAGAGTAACTGCTCCAGAAGGATTTGTTGCAATAGACAATAGTGGAAAAGCAGTCAAGTTGGTTGACCGATTGGAATTTTCACGAGCAAACTTCAATGCTGCGAAAGCATGGGATAAGTGAAAAGATAATTATGAAAACAACGATAATCAAATCACCTGAAATTATACCCGAAGCAGTAGAAAAAAAAGAGAAGAAGTATAGAGTAGTCATTTTGACTGTAAACCCTTCCGAATCAGAAAAAGTAAAGGTGTATCATACTTCTAGAGTCATAGAAGAAACAGCAAAAAAATTAGGAATAGACGTTTACTTACTTTTTTTGAATGGAGCTTATCTCAAAAGAAGTGAAGATGGTGGTAGAACAATACACAATGAAGATGATGAAGAAGGTTTTGATGTCTCTTATAAAAATACGATAGCGATAGTTAGAGGTGGTGTAAATCGTAAGGAAGTTTTCAAGGATTTACTTTCTCAGTTAGAAAATGCTGGAATCGCAACTATCAATTCAAGAGATTGTATAGAAATTTGTTCTGACAAATACAGAACGTCATTGATGTTAGCAGATGCTGGATTGAGAACACCAGTTACAGTTTTAGTTCCAAACGAAAAGGGAGGAAGTCTCGCATTTGAAAAATTAGGTTCTGACTATCCTGTCATATTGAAAACGAATACAGGAACAAAAGGTGTAGGTGTATTATTCGTAGAGTCTGAACGTGGATTAGATAGTATGGTTCAGTTACTTTACAAACTAGATGAGAATATTGCTCTGTTGTTACAATCTTACATAAAGACTAAGTTTGATGTGAGAGTGATGGTAATCAATAATAAGATTATCGGAGCGATGCAACGAAATGTGGTAGAGGGTGATTTTCGTTCAAATTATTCTCAGGGAGCAACGATTGAAGAGTATAAATTATCAGATGTGGAAAGAGAAAATTGCATTCGTGCTGCTAAGATTGTTGGTGGTAGCTGGGTTGGTGTGGATTTTATTCCTGCAGAAGATAACGAAAAAGACCAACCATATATCCTAGAAGTCAATAGTTCGCCAGGAACAAAAGGATTTAAAGAAGCAACTAAGATTGATACCATAAAAAAATTGTTGGAGATATACAAAGATAAATCCAACTGGTGGAATCAACCAACTCTTTGTGGAGTGTGGGAAATGTTTGAGCATGAAATCTTCGGTCATCTTGTAGGAAAAATGGATACGGGCAATAGCTCCGAAACTTCTGTTATTCATGCAAATGAGATTGAGATAAAGGATAAAAATGTTATCTGGTCGTTGAATGGTAAGAAGGTCAAATCAAAACTTGTCAAGATGAAAGACATAAAGTTAGGTGGATATCGTAACAGAGAAGAGACTAGACCAGTAGTTGAAATTGAAATCAAGTTTCAACAAACGAAACATAAATATTTGTTTACATTAGATGATAGAGGTGGAAAGACACCATTGTTAATGAACAGACATTTCATGACAGAATTAAATCTTGCAATAGACCCTTCAAGAAAGTTTATTCTAACTGAGAAAATAGATGAGTAAATCATATCAACAATTTTTAAAAGAAACCTCTGGTAAGACGGCAGTATATACTTTTGGTAGATTCAATCCACCTACGATTGGTCATGAGAAGTTGTTGAGAGTTGTTCAGACGACTTCAACCAAAGAGGGTGGTGACTATTTCATTTACACAAGTCATTCACAAGACTCAAAAAAGAATCCACTTACTCACAAACAGACAATCAATTTTCTCAAACTTATTTTTCCTAAACATCGCCCGTACATCGAAGACTCTTTAGCAAAAACTGCTTTGGCTGCAGCTTCTGAAATACACGATAAGGGTGGATACACAAAGTTGGTGATGGTTGTTGGAAGTGACAGAGTGAGTGATTTCAAAAGTTTACTAAATCGTTATAACGACAAAAAATCAAAACACGGATACTATTATTTCGAGTCGATAGACGTAATCTCAGCAGGAGAACGTGATCCCGATGCAGATGGTGCGGAGGGAATGTCAGCATCCAAGATGAGACAAGCGGTTGTTGATAGTGATTACGATACTTTCAAAATGGGAGTTCCATCTGGCACTTCTGATTCGATTTGTATGAATTTATATAACGCAGTTGCTAAGGGATTGAGATTGAAACTCAAAGAAGATTTGGGTTTAGATGATTTGGATGAACTACTGAATCCAGCTCAATTGAGAAAATTATCATTGAGAATGAAGGTTCAAGCAAAGAAGCCTGGGTTTATTAAGAAACGACAAATAGCAATGAAAAAAGCTGCAGGTCAAGATGTAATTATCAAACGTTCAAGAAAAGCTGCAGTTCAAGCAGTTGTCAAAAAGTTCTTTCCAAAATTACAAAGTAAAGATAAGTCAGAACTCTCTTATTCCGAAAGAGGACAAATATCAAAATTGGTTCAGAAGAAATCAGCTGTTATTGGTAAGATTGCGAAAAAATTAGTCAACGTTAAACGAAAACAAGATGTGGAACGTAGAAAATCTATGACAGCATCTAACGAGGAGAAAGAAAATGTGTAACAACGAAGAATGTAAATGTGTAAATTGTACTTGTAATCCATGTGAGTGTTCAGAAGAATCCCCATGTGGTTGCGAATAGAAAGGAAAAAGTGGCTGAATATATCAACGAAGAACCTTGCGAATTTATTTACAATATAACCACTGTAGAGAAAGTTGTTGATGGAGATACTATTGATGCAGTTTTTGATTTGGGCTTTGATGTACGGATATGCAATAGAATCCGCCTGCTCGGAATCGACACCCCCGAATCACGAACAAGAGATTTGGAAGAAAAGTTTTATGGAAAATTATCCTCTGCAGCACTCAAATCGTGGGTGCATTGGGCAGTTATGTCAGACAGAGATGATATTGAAATTCAATGTCGATGTCCAGAATCAGACAGTAGAGGTAAGTTTGGTAGAGTACTAGGTGAACTTTGGATTAACTGTACTGAAGACGGCCATGAGTTTGGAGGATGGACAAACATAAACAAATGGATGTGTGAGAGCGGTTACGCAGTTGGATATTTTGGTGGAAGTAAAGAGGAAATTGAAGAGGCTCACATAAAAAATAGAGAACTACTTCTAGAAAAACAAAATGTTAAATATATTGGATGAAAACTAAATGAATTTTTGTAAAAAATGCGGCAAACCATTTGAACCAAGTAAAGGTTTGAAAAGTTATTGTAGCGAATCGTGTAAACCTAGACATTGTGAAAAGGGAGGTGTGTAATGGCATATTCAGAAAAGGTAATAGAACATTATGAAAAACCAAGAAATGTTGGTAGTTTGGATAATAGGAGTAATAATGTCGGTAGTGGTCTTGTGGGTGCTCCTGAATGTGGTGATGTAATGAAACTCCAAATCCAAGTGAATGAAGAAACAGGAGTTATAGAAGATGCAAAGTTCAAAACATTTGGTTGTGGAAGTGCAATTGCTTCCAGTAGTCTCGCCACCGAATGGGTAAAGGGAAGAACAATAGAAGAAGCTGGTAAGATACAAAATACAGAGATAGTCAAAGAACTATCATTACCACCAGTAAAAATTCATTGTTCGGTTCTTGCAGAAGATGCAATCAAAGCCGCAATCAAAGATTATAAAAGTAAACAACTTAATATCTAGAAAGGAGTATTGTGGTTGAGGAAAAAGTAGTAGAAGAGAGAATGATAGCAAAGTGGAAGAAACATGAAGAGTACAGTAAGAAGTTGGTTAGAGGGACGCCCAGACATCAGCATATGACTAGTTAATCATATCACAAAGGTAAACACATGAAATCAAAAATTGTATTAATACTGGCTGCAGGATTGATAGTTATTTTGATGTTGATCGTAGGAATGGAATCATATCTCGCACTCATTGAAAAAGTGCCAATCAGCGAAAGCACTCACGGTTTATTGCAGTCTGCTCTTACAGGTACAATCGGCATAATTGCTGGTTACATTAGCGGCAAATCATCTGAGTAATATTATACTAACAAACACAAAGGATAAGTAACATGGAAATTTTGAATATACTGAAAAATTATGCAAAGAAATTATTTGGTAATCACGAAGAGATTATTGAAGAAACTACAATGGTTGTAGACACAGCAGAAAAAGTTGTGGATACAGCAAAAAAGGTTAAAAAGACTGCTAAAAAAGTAAAGGGTCTTGTTAAAAAGAAAGTTAAAAAGGAAAAGAAAAAGTGAAAACATTCAAAGAACATTTAGATATAGAGTTTGATGAAGCCCTAATTGCTGAAAAAGGTGAAGATATATGTAATATATCAATAGACAAATTACGTTCTCCTATTATGAAAAATCTCCACAAACAAAAGTGTGGAAAATCGGGGAAAGAAAAAGAATCTCCAATGCACAGAGCTGCGAGAAAAGCTGGAATGAAACGTTCAAATAGAGATAAGTTATACAATTCAAAGGAGTTGGAATAATGAAAACATTCAAAGAATATAGTTTCAACAGAAAACTCGACAAGATCGTTCATGATGAAATTAAAAAACGGAAACTTGCAAAATTTCCAGTTAATGCGACTGATGATATTAAAATGAGAATGAAACCTAACAAACCAGCATTCACATTTCCTTCACCAAATAGTGATATGATGATACAGGTGTTTCTTAAAAAGATGACTCCAAGTAAGGGACAACCAAAAGGAATGATGGCATTCAATTATCAGTTCGAGGATAAGTAATATGAAAAAATTTAACGAATACTCTTCTTTTGAAGATAAGATTATTGCTACGTTGAAAAAGAGTCCTTCAGACCTAACGACTCTTTCTCATAAACTTAAAATGGATATTATGCCAGTCAGTTCTATGTTGGAACATCTCAAGGTCTTTGATAAAGTTGAAATGTACAGAGAGAAGTGGCAAATTAAACGAAAGAAAAACTGAATTGGATAAAATGTCTTACTCGCGATGGTTAAATTCTAAGTTCTACACCTACTGGCACGTTACTTCAGTATATGATAAGGGTGATGAAATTTTTATGTGTCATACTGATATTCAAAGATGTCATGGATTCACTTACTCCGAATGTAAAAGGTTTATCGATGACCCTGTTTCGGTAAAGGGAAGAATCAACGAAATAGATGACAACGAACAAGCAGAAGAATTACAAGGTTACATGAAGCAATTTATAGAAGATGTAGATACACATTATCTATTAGAACACATGGACGGTCAATGAAGACATTCAAAGAACATATAGAAGAATCGGATATTTTCTATTTGGGAGAAGAGGTTACTCCAAAACAACTTAGCGATATCAGAACGTCTATCAATAAACAATTTTCTAGTTTAGGAATACGAGTTGATTTGGATACTAGGCATTTTAAGAAAAGAGTGGATGATAAAAGAAACGTCAAACCGATTAGTTCGGCAGAACTCATAGGAGTTTTTAAGAGAGCTTCAAAGAAGTGGAAGAGTAAAAAATTCACCAATACTATTCTGACTACTGTAGATCCAGTAACAGGAAATAAAGATAAACAAGCAGTCATACACGACAAACAAACGGATATCAATATTGCTGCTGTTTTAGATACTAACAATAAAATACCCGAATTTATTGTAAAAACAATACTAAGAAAAAAAGAATTCGGAACTCGTAGCCCACGATTGGATGTATAGATGAAAACATTTTTAGAATATGCCAGAGACTACAGAAAAGAATACGACAATTATCATGCTCGGCCAGAACAAAGAGAACGTAATGCAGCTAGATTGAGAGCTCGTAGGTTGATGGTGAAGTCAGGCAAAGT